CCTTGACATCTGTTTCATCTTGTGACAGAACTAAGGAAATTCATGGCAACAAGGAGTTAAGCCAATGTCCAGATCATACCTCGTCTACCAGTTCAGACCAGAAGTCTATGACATAATTAATGAGAACCCTCAGTCAGAGGTAGCAAGGATTGCTTTTGATCTAAGACTTCTTAATGAGAAGTCTGCAGAACAGAGTGTCAATGATGCCTTGTTTCATAACATGTATTACCCAACCAAGTTCCTGCATCTGGGTGTGCTATCTGAATCTGTTGATCCATTGGAAGCTGTCTTTGATGCAGGGAATGGCTATGGTAAAGCTAAGGTTACCACCCTTGCTAAGGGTGACACTAGCCTGTCTGTAGGTAACATAATAGTACACCTACAGCAGAACAAGGCGTACCTATGTATGCCTACTGGCTGGCATGAGCTATCACGAGAGCTAGTACTAGGAATCAAATTGTAATCACGGAAATTCCGAGAATGGAGAATCAAATGAAAACTGAAATATATTATAACCTACACAAGCATGTCTTTTCTGTAAGGAAAAGAAACGGCAAGGTTCAATGGCATACTAATAGTATCATAGCACACAAGCCTATCTTTGCAGTGCAACCTGCAGGATGGGCAAAGACTCAGGATGAACAGGTCAAGAACGTACATGCATTCGTTAGACCTCAAAGCATTGAGGTAGATGCCGACCTATGGTTTCAAGATCCTGACTACTCACATGACCCTGATATAGACAGGCTTGAACGTGTACGGTATAACCCATATCATGCGAACACCTTTGTAGATGAGCACGATGAGCCGATCTACCATGCCGAGGTTGCTTATTTGTATATTGACAAACAAAATAAACCTGTCATAAAGGTATTCAGAACTTAAACGAAAATCTAATCACGGAGATTCCGAGAATGACTGTAACAACACAAGAACTTAATGATCTATTCAGATACTGTGCCGACATAGGTATGGCTGCAACAGACAGACCGATAAATGATACCGAGAACCACACTGGTTCTTGTGACCACCGTACAGATTACTGCGATGACACTTGTTATAACGTTAAGTTATACAAGCTGTATCCTAACATGGCTAAACGTGATGACAGGTGTGAGACTGTATGGCAGAAACTTAACCGCCACAATTCAGACTTTACTCAATTCTTTGGTCGTAAACGGTACGATACTAGTCGTGTTCGGCACATGACAAGAGGTGAAGCCTTCAAAGATATGTCTGATGTGTATCGTGTTAAGGCTTTATGCAAACTTAATCCAGATACTACATGGTGGATTCCCACCAGAGCATGGCGTAACCCACGCCTCAAAGCTCTAATTGAGAAAGAGCTTATGCCTTTACCTAACTGTGCTATTAATGCATCACTCGACCCATCCAACAGCAAAGCTGAATGGAAAATGTTGATTGATGATGATTGGAATATTATGTTCTATGGTGATGATGACTTGACATCTGATCCGGTCTATGGAACAAGAATGTTCCTATGCCCTAAGACTCACAAGAATCTCAAGGGTCACTGCAAGGACTGCAAGGCAGGTTGCTTTGCACAAAAGACTATCAACCGTACACAAATTGTACACTTATCTGAGCATTAAGGAGAAACAAAATGCCTTTTGATACAACAACATCATTCGTACCAGAGTACTTGGACTTTGAAGTAGAGTTCGAGGAAACTAAATTCAAAGACAAGAAGTATGTAATCAATGCCAACACAGGTGAATACCTTGGTATTGTTGGCAAGGACTTTACTTGTGCCAATCATGGTGACTTCTTTCGTAATGTCGTAGACACTGCTACTCAAGAGCTACAAGAGGGTGACTTACATGGTGCAGATTTTAACTTCAGGACTGCCCGTGGTGGTGCTTGGGCTATGCTCGACATCACATTACCTAGTATGAAATCAGTTATAGAAACTGATCGACATCAGACTGAGGTAAAGAACCGTATCATATCATTACATGGTATTGATGGGTCATGTAGTAACCAAGTATTCTTTGGTGCTATTGATAGCTTCTGCACCAATGGGTGCATAAGTGGTGAGCATGACAAAGTTCGGAGAAAGAACACCTCTAACTTCTCACTCAGTTCATTCATAAATGAACTGTCTAACCTACGGTCAGACTTCTATGAGCAAGCTATCAAGATGAAGACATGGGCACAGACTAGCCTCAAGGGTGTAGATGTAGAGGCATTGCTAGAAGCAATGATACCATCAGAACGTAAGGCAAAGAAGATGTATCAACTGTACCTTACAGAGACATGCATGAGAGGTGAAAACAAGTGGGCCTTGTACTCTGCCTTTACTAACTATGCTACTTATGCAGATGATCGTAATGGATTTAATCTACGTAAGACAGGTAATGACACACAAGCTACCTCAATGTGGGGTAGAGAACAGGAGGTATCCAAGTGGGTTAGTGACAATCGTTTTTTACTTGCAGCTTAATCACGGAAATTCCGAGAATGGAAAGGAACTAAAATGACTCCAGAAGAAATGGCAAAGAACCACCAAGAGTGGGCAGACAAACGAGAAGCACGTAGGGTAGAGCTTTTAGAAAGTACGTTACCTCTTCAAGAAGAACAAGTAGATGCAATTGAGTTTGCATACAAAGCAATTCAAGAAGCAGAAGATAATCTGCGAGAGATGCTTGACATTACTATAGAAGATGCTAGAGGTTTATCTAGTGCAGAAAGTAAAATGAGGATGGCATTTCCCCACCTCTGCATCCATCCCTATCATGGGTCTTAATAATACAAACACAAAGGAGAAAAACATGTTTGTACTAGTAGCAACTTTACCCCTCAATGACAAAACAAGAGGTTTTCGTTTTAACATCTTAGGCAAGAAAGGTTTATGTCGCCTACGTAAATATGAGTCTCGTGGTTGGTTCAAGTATGAACCACTTGATACCATGAATGCTTACCACTTCGGTAGGCTTACGATCTACATCAAACATGCTTATGGGCGTAAGCTATATCACTTTGCAGGGTAGATGTACTTAGTGCAGAAAAAATCTAAGTGGGTTGTGTATGATGATGATGGAAACATTGTCATCATATCTACTAATAAGATTGTGGCTATTGCATATGCAGAGAAAATAAAGAAAGGTAACAGATGGATTATTACGTAGTAGAAATGTATGTTGACGAGTTAGAAGAGTGCCTTGTAATGAGGTGCTCGACTATTGAAAGTGCTAGTCTTATCTGTGAAAAACTAGAGGAAGCATTTCCTAATGCTGTCTTTGACATCATGGATACTGAGCCTGTGATAAAAATGCGAGACTATAATTTAGAAAGGTATGAAGAGTTGAGAAATGTTTTGACATCTAAACCAAGGAACCCACAACTAATTGTGATAGAAGGGGGTAGACAATAGTGCTATGTATTATGTAGAGGTTATCCACAAGGATGAAAAGGTAGCTGGATCTTATCAAGATCTTCTTTCGGATAGTGTTGATGTAGCAAACAAGCTTTCGTTTGCAGATTGCACTGTAACTATATACGAATGTGTTAAGACATTGTGTAGTATAGATAAAATTAGTAAGGTTTTATCTTGGAAAGATGACGGTTACAGAACATAAACTTTAGTAGGGTATTGCATTGTAGTACCCTACTATGTTACTCTTACTTTAAAGTATTACTATAAGGATTATAAATACTATGTATAAATATACTAAAAAAGTAATCTTAAAGAGTGGTACTGCATGGAAATTTGTACCACCTCAAGATGCTATTGATGCTGGTGTTGTACAAAGGCAGACCTTTCGTGATGGTAGGGCTGCACGATATGAGATACCAAGGTTAGTAGAAAAGGTAGAAGCATTTAGGCGTGGAGATATTGTCGCAGGAAACATTGGGCCTAGCTCTACGATACTACAAATTTATAAATATTATGTGACAACAACTCACTTTAGAGAGTTGGCATACAACTCACAGAGAACTTATGATAGCACGATGGATGCTATTTCTAATACAAACATAGGCAGTAAGAAACTAGGTCAGATTAAGATTAAAGATCTTACAGCTATGCACTGTACTGAGGCTTATGAAGAATGGTGTGAAAGTGTTAGTGTGTCTAAAGGGAATCAGTGTGCAAGAATCTTTTCACTACTAATAAATTTTTGTATCTCTATTGATTTAATTATGTATAACCCTATGTCCAAGGTTCGTAAGAGAAAACATGAGACAAGGAATACAACATGGACACAGGAACAAGTAGAACAATTTCTTGATGTGGCATTCACTGACTTTAATTGGCGTAATGTAGGATTGATTGTGTTGATGTGCTATGAGTGGGCGCAAAGACCTACTGATATAAGATTATTAAAGTGGTCTTCAATTAATTTTAAAGAAAAAAGAATTAAAATAAAACAAACTAAACGTGGTGCAGAGGTAGAGCTACCAATCTCTGACGAGATTATGGACATGCTCACTCAACAGAAGAATGATTGGGATTTCCAAGACTATGTAGTGCCACATCAGAGGCCATCAGACGGTGCTTACAGGCCGTTAAACATTGGTCAGGTATCAGTACTAGCAAATCAAATAAAAGAAGCTGCAAAGTTACCATCTGATTTACGTGTGGGAGATTTAAGAAAGAGTGCTATCGTAGAAATGATTGACTCAGAGGTAGATCATTTAGCTATTATGTCAGTGACAGGTCATCAGAATATCTCATCATTAAATCCATACCATAAGCATACCTATGCTGCAGCTAAGTCAGCATTAGATAGGAGAAAGGGCAATGAAAAAACCTAACCCAATGGCTAAAGATCTTAGACAACCTAAGTATAAACAACAGGTAATACCAGATAAGAAAAAACCTGTACCTAAACGAAAAGAAAAACATAAAGGAAAGGATTAAATGCTACAAACATTTTATATAGATCATATGGGTAGTGACCTGTCTGTAGTTAATGCTGCAAGAGTTAGTTTTAATAAAAAAAGTACATGGGCTGGTCAAGAAGATGGACTACATGATGGCGAAGGTGGAATAGGTGTACTAAACAATGCCGACTCCAAGCTAATACGTTACCTAGCCAAGCACAAACACATGTCGCCTTTTGGTCATGCGTTTGCAAGCTTCCACGTTAAAGCACCTGTGTTTGTAGCTAGGCAGCTAGTCAAGCATAAGTTCTTACGATGGAATGAAGTCAGCCGTAGGTATGTGGATAGTGAGCCTGAGTTCTACAGACCGACTATATGGCGTGGACGTAGTGCTGATAAGAAGCAAGGTAGTTCTGGTAAAGTAGAGAGTATGATCTTTGATAGTATATCTTTGTCCAATAACAAATCTGTTGAGAACTACAATAAGTTATTAGAAGAAGGGGTATGCCCTGAACAGGCCCGTATGGTACTGCCACAGAGCATGATGACTGAGTGGTACTGGTCAGGTAGCCTAGATGCATTTGCTGACATGTGTAACTTACGTTGTAAGCCTGACACACAATACGAAACACAGGTAATAGCTAGGCACATTGATACAGAGATGGCTAAATTATTTCCTGTATCGTGGAAATCATTGAGGGAGAATGAATAATGAATGATATAGTTAAAATTACAGAGATAGAAGAGCATGAAGATGGTAGTGCTACACTACAAGTGGAGTGTGACCCTGAGATATTTGCAGCTATCTTTAATGCAGGGTTTATAGCTTTAGTTAAAGCTGGTTTAGAATCAGAAAGGAGTAAAGATGTATGCAGTTCAGATTGAAATAGATAAAGGTGAGTACACTTTAGTACGAAAAGAAAACCCTTGGACTTATGACTCAGAAATTCTTTTGTTTGAAACAAGGAAGGAAGCAGAAGCTGAATTAATAAGATGGAACACAGGTATTGTAGTGGACTATGAACGATACATAAGACCTATGACAAAGGAAGAACGGACAAGATCTACCCAAAGGAACAGAACTTTTGTTGGGAATTGAAAACATTCCACATTTAATTTCTTTGTCTGTCGTACTGTTAAGCCTTGCATTCATTCCACTATGCTTGCTATACTTGGCTTTCAGAATTATTAAACCTTTTGTAAAAGGAAAAACAAATGTCAGATAATCCACATTCACCATGCCCCTATGAAGACTGCAGTTCTTCGGATGCATTCAACTGGAATGATGATGGCTACGGTCACTGTCACTCATGCAGTAGGGCATACCCAATGAAGAACATGCCCACTACATTTGATTGGGTTAAACAGGAGTACCCCTTGAAAGAACGTATCCAACCACAAAATATACAAGTCACTGGTGTTAAGTATGATGGCATCAGAGGTATTGATACTGATGTGTGCAAACTATATGGCATACAAATACAAACAGGCCCTAATGGTGAGGATGTACGGTATGCATACAAGTACCCACATACTATTAAATATCGTATGTGTAATGACAAATCAAAGTCATGGGTAAAAGATCGTGGTCTAGGTATGAACCACCTGTTTGGCCCTGAGTTCAATGCTGGTACAGGTAAACGTATATATCTCACAGAGGGTGAGTTTGATGCTGCTAGTTTATATCAGATACTTGGTAAGACATTCCCTGTTAAGTCACTACCTTCTGCATCTATTGGTGAGAAGTTTATCAAGCACAATGTAAAATACTTATCATCATTCAAAGAGATTGTGTATGCAGGTGAGCTTGATGATGCTGGACGTAGGGCTGCTGATAAATTGTATCAGGCATTTCCAGAAAAGTTTTACTACGTACCTATGACAGAGTGCAAGGATGCTAATGAGTTCCTTGAGACAGGCAAGCATGAGAAGCTTATGTGGGCTGCACGATCACCACAACGTTACACACCAGAGAATTTCTTTTGTTCTGATGCTGATGTAGAAGCAGCTATCAAGAATGAAAATCCATATGAGTACGTACCAACAGGTCACACTGGCTTGGATGAAAAGATCCGTGGTATGGTTAAGGGTGGACTGACATTCATCAAAGCCCCTCGTGGTACTGGTAAGACTGAGGTGATTAGATACTTTGAGACAGGCTTGCTCAACAATGGTGAGACATCAGTAGCTATGCTGCACATGGAAGAGATGAAGTCTACTACCTACCGTGCTATGGCTACGTATCATCTAGGCGTAAACGTCAGGACTAAAGAGGATGCTGCCAACAACAACGTGTCAGAACAGAACGTCATTGAGGCTGCTAAGATTGCAACCAAGGGTGAGAAGACAATCATCTTTGAGATGATGTCACACGATGATCCACTCAAGCTTCTCGATTATGTACGTCTAGCTGTTACAGTGTATGGTGCTGGTTACATATTCATTGACCATGTACAACGCCTAGCCTACCTATCTAACTCAGGTGTAGATGGTGCTACCAGTACACTGACTACACTAGGCTCACGTATGGCTCAGTTAGCCAAGGAGCTAAACATTGGTGTGATCTTTATCTCTCAGGTCAATGACGATGGACGTACCAAATATGCTGCTTCACTTGAGGAAGAAGCAATCATCTGTATCAAGTTAGAACGTACAGCAGAGAGTGAGGACGAAGTAGAACAGAACACAACAACCTTTATTGTAGATAAGAATAGACCCTTTGCTAAGTTAGGTAGGGCTGGATCAGTATACTATGATCCAACAACAACCATACTGAGAGAGGATTTGTTTACACAAGAATCACAGGTGGCGTAATGATATTTGATGTAGAAGCTGATGGCCTCTTAGATGAGGCTACTAAGATTCATTGCATGTCGTTCACTAAGGATGGACTACCTATGTGCTCGACAGGTGACTACGATGCAATGAGAAATATATTACTTAATCAAAAAGTTTTGATAGGTCATAACATTGTACGTTATGATGTACCATTACTAGAAAAGATCTTAGGTATTAAGATCAAAGCTAAGTTATATGATACATTACCTATGTCATGGGTAATTAATACTGATAGACCCAAGCATAGTCTTGAGTCTTTTGGTGAAGACTTTGGTGTACCCAAACCTGAAATAAATGATTGGGTAAACTTATCTCAAGAAGAGTACATACATAGATGTCAAGAAGATGTTAAAATAACTAAAAGACTTTGGGAAAATCTTATCCAAAGATTTATGATGGTTTACAAAGACAAGTCTAACCTTGATAGGTTCTTGCAGTACCTTACATTTAAAATGAAATGTGCTTATGCTGCAGAAGATAGTGGATGGAAACTTGATGTTGATCTTGCTGAGGATTGTGTAGCTAAACTAAAAGCTGAACAGGATCAAAAGATTACTGAGTTAAAAACAGTAATGCCAATGCGTACTTTGTTTAGAAAGAAGTCAAAGCCAAAGGTAATGCATAAAAAAGATGGATCACTATCTAAACAAGGTGCTGAATGGAATGCTTTACTTCAGGAGCATATGCATCCCTCTGACTATATCGGTGAAATAGAAATAGTAAAAGGAGTTGAAGAGCCTAACCCTAAGTCCAGTGATCAGGTAAAGGCATGGCTGTTTGATCTAGGTTGGAAGCCTTGTACGTTTAAGTTTGTTGAGGATCGTAAGATACCACAGGTACGAAGGAATGGTGAGCTTACTAACTCAGTTAAACTATTAATTGATGCTAACCCTACAGTTAATGTACTTGATGGCCTTACCGTTATTCAACACAGGCTTGGAATATTTAAGGGTATGTTAGATTGTGAAGTTAATGGTTATGTTAAGGCAGAAATTGAAGGTCTTACTAATACACTAAGGTTTAAACATAAAAAGCCTTTAGTAAATCTTCCGGGCATAGATAAACCTTGGGGTAAAGAAATACGTGGTTGTCTTGTAGCACCAGAAGGTTATGTATTATGTGGTGCTGATATGACATCACTTGAAGACACAACCAAACGACACTATATGAAACCATACGACCCTAAGTATGTAGAAGAGATGTCGCAAGAGGGGTTTGATCCACACTTAGACTTAGCTAAACATGCTGGTGCAGTAACACAATCCGACATAGACAAGCATAACTCAGGTCAAGTATGTTTGAAAGCACTACGTAAAAACTACAAAGTAGTTAACTATTCTGCAACTTACGGGGTTGGTGCAGCAAAACTATCAAGAGAAACTGGTATGACAGAGCAAGAAGCTAAGAAGCTTTTGAATGCATACTGGGAACGTAACTGGTCTGTCGCAGAGTTTGCTGCAGACAACTTAAAGAAAGTGAAGCTTATCAATGGACAGATGTGGGTACAAAATCCTGTCAGTAAGTTCTGGCATACTCTTCGATATGAAAAGGATGTATTCTCTACACTCAACCAATCTACAGGTGCTTACTGTTTTGATAAGTGGGTAGCTTACTATCGTATAGCAAGACCTAATATCGTAGGTCAGTTCCATGATGAATCAATTAACCTTGTTAAAAAAGGACATGAAGAACACCATCAACGTAGGCTTGTTAATGCTATTAATAAACTAAATAAGGAGTTAAAACTTAATGTTGATCTAGGTATTGATGTGCAGTTCGGAAATAAATATTCCGAGATACACTAAAAAGTTCTTGCATGTTCTTTTTAATACATGCTACAATTCAATTCTAAACTTTATAGGAGTAGCTAATGGCTAAAATTACAGTAACAGGTATTGCTCAATGGGCAAAAGTATTTGAACAGAACCGTGACCTTGATGGGTATCAAGGGCAGTGGCAAGACACTAATGGGCGGTGTACGATTGAGATGATTCTTGATCAAGATAACACTGACCGTGTTAAAGCATCAGGCTGTATGTCAGCAGGTAAGGATGATCCAGAAGGACGAGGACGTGCCTTTAAGTTTACACGTAAGTTTGAAACCCCCAATGATTGGGATGGTGGAGCACCTGCAGTGTACAAACCAGACGGTACTGCTTGGGATTTTGACACTGATGGTCCAATCGGTAATGGTTCAGAAGTTCTGGTAGAGTTAGACATCTACAAGAATAAACAGTATAGTACTGTAACCACACGACTTGAACGTGTTAAGGTTATGAAGCATGTATCATTTGATGGTACAGGTGGTAGCTCTGGGCCTGATCCTTTTACTAAGGACATTACATCAGGAAGTGTAGCTGCTGCACAAACTAATAATGTTGAACTTGCCTCAGAAGAAATTCCATTTTAAGGAGTAGATTTATGCCTAACATAAATACATTAGTCGAAGATATTTATTCTGTAATTGAAGGAAAGGGTGGGTGGGATAGAACAATTACGGAATACTTATCACGTAACATAGCAAACGTTGCACACGATAGGTTTAAGGAACCTCAGAAGCCCAGAGGATATTTAAGTTTATCCTCTGTGGGTTCACCCTGTAAAAGAAAGACTTGGTATAGAATAAATAAAACAGAAGAAGCTGCACCATTAAAGCCTCAGTTACTTGGTCTTTTCTTTTACGGGGATCTTTTAGAAACTCTTGTCCTTGCACTTGCAAAAGCTGCAGGGCATGATGTTCAAGGTGAGCAGGATCGTTTATCTGTTCACGGCATCAAGGGTCACAGGGATGCAGTCATTGATGGTATGACAATAGATGTTAAGTCTGCATCACGATATGGAATGCAAAAGTTTAAGAACCATGTACTTAGGGATGATGATCCTTATGGTTACATAAGTCAGTTAAGTTCGTATGTATATGCAGGTAAAGATGATCCACTTGTAACAGATAAAAAACGTGGTGCTTTTCTTGTCGTACAGAAGGACAGTTTTGAATTAGTCTTAGATACCTACGACTTCACTAATGAACTAAAAAATAAAGAACAAGAGGTTAAGAAAATACAAGAGGTTGTGTCTGGTGATTTACCAGAGGAACGAATAGCACCTATTCCACAGTCAGACACATCAGAAAATACTAAGTTATCTTTTGCTTGTTCAGGTTGTGAGTATCGAAAGATCTGTTGGCCTGAAGCAAGAGTGTTTCAATATTCTGGTGGACGTAAGGAGTACTTGATTGATGTGGTTAAGAAACCTAAAGTACCTGAGTTAATAGATTGAGTAAGCAAGGTAAACAGAAGGGCAGGTTAGGCCAGCAAGAGATCAGGGATGCTTTACTAAAAGCATTTCCTGAGCTTGAGCCTGACGATATTAAATCAACTGTCATGGGTGATACTGGTGCTGATATACAATTGTCACCAGCAGCACGTAAGTTAATACCAATATCAATAGAAGTTAAAAGGAGAAAGTCAGCATTAAAAACAGTGTACACTTGGATGACACAAGCAACCAACCACACAGATAATCCACCTGTAGTTTTCTATCGTTCAGACAGACAAAAATGGTTAGTAGTAACTGAGTTAGATCACTACATAGAATTGCTTAGGAATAAAGATGGTAAACAGTGACCTTAGAGAAAAGCCAGTTAAGATCTGGGATGTTATATCTGGACCGTACCCTTTTGATCACCCTGATATAGATGGGATACATTTTAATCTGTGTAAGGTAGAGGTGGATGGTAAGGTAGAAGACGTAGAGTATTTTTTTGATAGCTTTAACGAGGCTTATGAAATGGTAAAATATTTTTCAAAAAATATTGAGCCGATAGAACTTGAAGTTGGTGATTGACATGAAGTTCTTAATGAGTATAACTAGGAGTTTCCGAAATGCATTATGAGGTTACTGTAAATATTAAAGTAGATCCCGATGCAAACTTTCTTGGAGTAGACAGAAGCATTACACATGACATAGAAGTGATCCAAGAACTTATACAGGATTGCTTGTATGATTTAGATGACATAACCGTAAAGAACTGTGAGGTAACACCGAATGATTAATAAGACTGACCTAGAAGCTTTTGGGTATTTTGATATGTTTCAAAACAGCCCTGACTATGACAAAGATCCTGTACGTTTTTACAGCCAATTCGTAGAGGATAAAATTTTTACTAAAGGCCGTGACCGTTTAATAGAAAATACACTTGGGCTAGTAGGTGAGGCAGGAGAGGTATCAGAAAAGATAAAGAAATTATTTCGTGATAAAAATAAATTTAGTGACGATGAAGTTTTAAAAGAGCTTGGTGATGTGTTGTTTTATACGGTAGCATTATCAAATATTTTTAACGGTAACTTACGTAAGATTATGGAAATGAACATGGCAAAGCTAGACGATAGAGAGCAACGTGGTGTATTAAAAGGAAGTGGTGACAACCGATGAGCAATTATTTACCAACAGATTATCAAGCATTTATTCATACCTCACGATATGCACGATGGCTTGAAGAGGAAGGGCGAAGAGAGTCATGGGATGAAACAGTAGGGCGTTACATGGATAATGTGGTTGAGCCTGTAGTTGATAGTGGTGCTAGTGAAGACAACATGGAGATAGCACAACAAATAGAACAAGCTATTTTAGGCTTAGAGGTTATGCCTAGCATGAGAGCAATGATGACTGCTGGTCCTGCTGCTAATCGTGATAACACTTGTATGTATAACTGCAGTTACTTACCCGTAGATGACCCTAAGTCCTTCGATGAGGCTATGTTCGTTCTCTTGTGTGGTACTGGTGTCGGGTTCAGTGTTGAGAGGCAGTTCATCAGTAAACTTCCAGAAGTTCCTAAGTTGTTTGACAGTGACACAACTGTTGTCGTGGGTGACTCCAAGGAAGCTTGGGCTAAGGGTCTTCGACAATTAATTGCACTCCTTTACAGTGGTGAAATACCTAAATGGGATGTATCTAAAGTTCGACCTGCTGGCGCTAAACTAAAGACGTTTGGTGGTAGAGCTTCTGGCCCTGCACCTTTGGTAGATCTGTTTAACTTTGTAATTAATACTTTTAAATCTTCACAAGGACGTAAGCTATCTAGTATTGAGTGCCATGACATCATGTGTAAGATTGGTGAAGTAGTAGTTGTTGGTGGAGTACGTAGGTCAGCTATGATCTCTTTGAGTAACCTTAGTGATGATCGTATGCGTCATGCTAAGTCAGGTGCATGGTGGGAGAATGATCCACAACGTGCCTTAGCTAATAACAGTGTTAGCTACACAGAAAAACCAGATGCTGTTTCATTCATGCGAGAGTGGATGGCACTAGTAGAGTCAGGAAGTGGAGAACGTGGTGTATTCAATCGTCAAGCAAGTAAAGTACAGGCTGCTAAGAATGGTAGACGTAATCCAGACTTTGAGTTTGGAACTAATCCTTGCAGTGAAATCATCCTTCGTCCATATCAGTTCTGTAATCTTACGGAAGTTGTTGTACGTGCCACAGACAGTGTGGATGATCTTGAACGAAAAGTCCGTCTGGCAACAATTCTGGGAACTATCCAATCTACGTACACTAAGTTCCCCTACTTGCGAAAGGTGTGGTCTAGAAATACAGAAGAAGAACGACTGCTTGGTGTGTCACTCACAGGGATAATGGATAATCCTCTGATGACCAAGAAGAATAAAGGATTGGAGGAAACTCTTGAACATCTTCGTGGGATTTGTGTATCTACTAATGCTGAATGGGCTGACCGTCTTGGTATACCTGTGGCTACTGCAATTACATGCTGCAAACCTTCGGGAACAGTCTCACAACTGGTGGATAGTTCCTCTGGCATACATGCTCGCCACAGTGCCTATTATATCCGTACTGTGCGTGGTGATAATAAAGATCCGTTAACACAGTTTATGAAGGATCAAGGCATCCCTAGTCAACCTTGTGTAATGAAACCAGATCAAACAACAGTGTTTAGTTTTCCCATTCAATCACCTAAAGGTTCTGTCGTTACATCAGACATGACTGCTATCGAGCAACTAGAAATGTGGTTGACCTATCAACGATCATGGTGTGAGCATAAGCCAAGTGTTACAATTAATGTTAAAAAAGACGAGTGGTTTGAAGTAGGTGCATTTGTTTACAAATACTTTGACGAGATGTCAGGTGTATCCTTCTTACCTTATAACGAACATACATATCAACAAGCACCCTATCAGGAAATAGGTAAACATGATTACAAAACTTTGTTATCTTGTATGCCAGAGACTATTGATTGGACTAAGCTTGCATCCTACGAAAGTGAAGACAACACTGTAGCAATGCAAACTATGGCTTGTACTGGTGATGTGTGTGAAATAGTAGATCTAACATAAAGGAGAATCACATGTATGTTTTAGTACTCATTATGACTTTTCAAGGTGACATGAAAGTGCAAGCCTTCCATTCATTGTTCCCCGATTGGAAGACTTGTAATAAAGTTTCAACTACAATGCGAGAACGATTAGTGAGTACTAAACCATCACCAGATGCAACTGCAAATACCTATTGCTTTCAGATACCAGAGAGTATATAATTCAAATCTCACCACAAAAAGGAAGTGCAATGTTACAGCCAATTAAAGGATCATACTACAGAAAATTTCAACCTAAGTCCTACAAGGAGAACGATAGCAAAGCTAAGAATGCAATAACAAGTTACTTAGAAAATCATAATCATATTATCCTTGATACCGAGGAAGACTTTTCTTTTGACATAAAAAGTAAAAAGAATGATGGTATGTATTACTCTGAAGTAGAGATGAAGAATCAGTGGACAGGTGATTGGAATCCTAAATGGGAAGAAATACGTATACCTTACAGAAAGTACAGGCTTATAAACAAATATAAAAATGTGGAGAGTAACAATACTTACTGTAATTTTTATGTAATACGTAGTGACTGTAAACAAGCATGGAGAATTAAAGACTTTCAACTTACCAAAGAGTGTGCAAAGGAAATATGGTTAGCCAATGCTAGACGATATGAACACTTCTTTCACATTCCTTATACAGAAGCGGAGCTAGTGGAAATCAAATGAGTTATGATCCAGTAAACAATCCAGCCCATTACAAGTTAGGTGATGGCATTGAGTGCATTGATTACATTAAACAGGTTTTAACACCAGAAGAGTTCAAGGGTTACTGTCATGGTAACTTAATTAAATATCAACATCGACACGGATATAAAGGTAATCCTGTTGAGGATATAGAAAAAGCTGAATGGTACTTACGAAAAATGTTGGAAACTATGAAGGAGATTCATAAATGAAACCATACGATGAAGGTATGAAGGCTTTTAAAACTGGTAGGTTGGGTAACCCCTACTCTAAAAATACAAAACAAAACAGGGATTGGGAGATGGGCTTTAATAAAGCCTACTTCTATAACCTTGAGAAGGTGAAACTAAATGAGCAAAAACTTAAAGCTAGAAGAGGAAGCTAAAAACTATAGGCAACAAAAAAGAAAACCACCAATCAAGACTAAGCCACTAACTGCACGTAGGTTTATGGCTGGTCAAGCATTGGCGGCATTGTTGTCTAGATCTTCGGGTCATGTACACAGGGCTGACATAAAACGTGAGGCATATGATTGGGCAGATTATATGTTAGACGATGATTCAGAATAGTTAAAGGGGGCGCAAGCCCCCTTCTTTATTGTGTCATCTTTTGGAATCGGGATAGATCCCTTAACGACTGTTCAGTATTTAAATACTGTTGTAAAATAAATAACTCGTTTTGCTCTAGCTCTTCGACATTATCTAAGCCTAATTCTTTTACTGCTTTTTGAATACCCTTTTTAGGATACTTAGATGTTATGTCGTATTGCAGTGAAATTACTTCATCAGGACCAGAGTACTGCATCCTTAAAAATGTTTTAGCTAAGTCTTTTGCTCTTGGTACAACATCTTTATTCCAATGATCTAGTTTTTGTTGCTGGGTTAATTTATTAAACCAACTACTTTCTAATAGTAGACTAGACTCAGCTTCTATAATATCAAACACAATGCCATTTAAAGCATTAGCTGCTTTTGGTGCTTGATCTCTTATCTTCTTAGCAGTGTTTAAATCAAAGTCTCTAAGACCTATACTATTCATTACACGTTGTGCATCAGTAAGCCTGATGATCCTAGCACCTAGTATCTTTGTTGATTGTATATCAGCCGTACCACCTGCTGCAGTCTCTCTTGGTTCTGCTAGTGGCTTACCTGTAAACAAAGGAATAATATTATCTATGTAACGAAAAGCATTATTAACTAGTTTGTTATTCTGAACTCTGTCAATCGGTGCAGCATCTTCACCTCTCGCAACCCCAGCTAAAACATTGAGTGGTTCTAAAGGTCTTATTAGTGGGTTGACATATTGAGTTGCTAATGTAGTACCAACTATTTCCATACCCTTAACTACATCTCTTCTTTCAGGGTCAGCCATAAATTTAATAGCTTCCAGTGTATCACGTTGTGTTTTATCTAAGTTTCTTAATAAGCCTGAAAGACCAAAGTCCTGAGAAAATTGACCGAATGATTTTATTGCTTGCTGATATTCACCCATCAAACTAAGTGCTATTATTCTTGCTGCACCTTTGTATGCTGAAACAGGAAAGTCATATTGTTGACTAAAGACTTCACCTGTTAAAGGATCTTTAGCCGCATACATAGGCAAACCTTGCTTTACATTTTCTATTTCTTGCTGTGCTAATGTGTAAACAATACCAGCACTAACTAACGATCTAGATATAGCTTCTTCGTAAGACATGTCTTCATACTTACCTGCAGCCTTTAAAATAACGTTTACACCTGTAGTATTTTTACCTAAAAAACCTATAGTGTTATTAAAGAATCTTCCAAAAGGAACCATCATACCAAGACCGGGCATGTTTCTAGCATCTTCTAACATACCAGCAAGTTTACCTATACCATCATTAGACTTGTAAGACTTAGAAAATATAGCTTCTATTGTATCATCAACAGCACTAGCTTCTATATCACGATATTCTTTTGATGCCATAAATTTTTGAAGTGTCATTTCTCCAATGTTTTCTGACCGATAAAAATCATTCCAACCCTTACCTGTAGCAATCCTAAGTTTTTTATCCATCTGAAATAAAAACTCTTGTGACTTAGTAAATGCATCTTGTGCTTGCACTAAAGATAGTTTTTGAATTAGGTCAATTTTTTCATCAATAGCTAACCCAACAAGTTTTTGATCTGGTGTAAATTTACCGCCAGTTAAAAGTTGATTAGTATTTTCTACACCACCGGGAAGTACACTGTTTAGTTTTTCTAATGCCTCGGAGTTTCTTTGGAGTGCTGATTCAAAAGCAGTGTAAGTCATATCAGCATCTAATAAAAACCTTACTCTTTGAGCATTGGATTCAATAAGTGCTTTGGCTATTCGTTGTGTGTTAGCACCTTCCTCTGTCATCCCTATAAGCTTTTGTAACGTACCTTTACCAGCATATATTAATGCAACAGACATATCTGATGCACTTTGTAACGCAGAGTTTGCACCCCAACCAATTACATTTAATGCACTGGTAGATGGATGCGAAACAAGTAATCGAATTAACCTATTTTGAGTTTTAGCAGTACCCTCCATAAACTTACTAGGTTCTTTAGGTTTCTTTTTAGTATCTTTTACAAAGCCACCATCTATAGCTGAGTCGTATAAATCTTTAAGTTGCTTGTCACTAATAGACATACCTAGTTGTCTAGCTGAGTTACCTGCTGCACCTAAAGCAGTACCAGCTTCTGACATTTTGTATGCAAATATATCACCAATATCACGACCAGTAACTTTAGATCTAGGTATTACTTTTCCATCTTCACCTTTAACTTTAATCTTATTACCAGTTGCTTTTTCTATAGAACGTAATAGTCCTTGGGCTTCTTTATCACTTACCTCAGAAATTAAATCTGCCATCCAGTTGCTAAACTTATCATCTTCAAATCGTTTAGCCCATACGAATCCACGTTCATATGCAACTTGAGTCATACCTTTTAAGATAACATTACCTTCTTCATCAGCATGACCAAACAATAAATTTTGTACAAACTCTACACCAAAGTCTTTACTATCTTTAGATAATACTGCACCACCCTTTAATTTTGTTTTCCAATCTCTACCAACATTAACTTTGTCTTGATTTACATATGCACCAATAGTTTCAGATACTTCGGAAACAAAACCCTCAGTTTTTGGTTCAGGTATTATCTCACTAGGTAATGCTGTATCTGACACACCCCTTCTAGCAACTAATCCCGCTTGCAATCCACCAAGAAGAATACCACCAAGTGCAGCAATACCTATTGATAAATAGCTAATATCTTCTTGTGCTTCTACATCTACCATACCCTCTTGATACAAATATTCCATACCAGAGCCGACCATAGCATCAACACTAGTTACAACACCTATTTCTGTAATAGCTGCTTTAGTAGCTAGTCTTTGTGCCGCAGTCTTACCTAATACATTCTGTGAGTATGCAGCTATCTTACCTTTAGTGGCAGTACGTGCAGCCTTTACTCCATCACTAAGTACTTTAGTGACTACTTTTTTAGCTGTTTCTTTTGTAGCTTCTTTTTTCATTGCTTCAAGAGCAACTCTTTGTGCGCCCTTAGTTCCCACACGAAGAGATCCACCAGCAACAGCTTTACCAATTAAACCACCAACAAGGTTCACTGGATCAAGTATCACACTTCTACTAAAGTCCATTAGTCCTTCAGCTTTTTCAGCAATAGATGTTTCTTTACTAAAAATACCAGCCATATTCTCATACAACTGGTATGCTTTAGCAGCCCTAGCCTTTTTATCTGCATCATCTTTTATGTCGTTAATGTAGTCCATCTCAGCTAAACCCCTTACGGAGTTTCCTGATACTACACCTCTACGGTTATTTAAAAAACTATCGACAACAGATTCTTTGGTTTCATCTTTTATAGATTCATCACCATACCTGTCACGCATATACCCTTCCACAATAGAGTAAGCATAATCATTTTCTGCTAGGTCATCTTGAGTATATGTACCAGCTTCTGGCAATGCAGGACTTAGCACATCGGTTTCACTAGAGAAATCGTAAGGCTCTGTAGCTAAAGTAACATCATTAAAAGCATTATAAGGTTCAGTAGCTAAGGTTACTCCAGCAAAAGGGTCACTATTGTTTTGGGTTTCCGTCTGGACCATATAACTTTCCACCTTCAGTTGTCTGTAAGAATTGATCTCCGGGTTGAGCACCAACATTTTTTAATGACGGATTACTATCAATCATTTCTTGAGTTAAAACTGTTGCATTAGGGATTACTCTAACGTTATTATTATTACCGGGTAACTCTGGTTCTTGAATTGCTTTTAACGATGGGGGTAAATAGTAATTATTTTCCCAACCTTTAAATTGATCTGGAAAGTTTTCTACAAAATCTGTCATAAAGTTTTCAGGAGTTAAATACTCTTCCATTAATATTTCTCTACCAACTTGAATAGATTCTTTATTACCACTTTCAATTAGGTTAATTGCATTTTGTATTTTTCTAACTTGAGGATTACTACTATCAGCTTCACTACTGTTAACAAAAGCTTTAGCTCTGCCAACAAGTTGACCACCAATAATACCCAGCATTAAATCATTACGGTCTTCTTCAAGCTTAGATGATACCCTTGTACTAGGTTTTACATCTGTAATAACTGTACGACCCGGAGCAGTAGTTATGCTACTTAATTGTTGAGCTATCTCATAGTACTTACTACTATCAGAAAGATCCGCACCAGTAATTAAACTCATGTAATCTATTTTATCTTCGGTAGATGCTGGGGATTGTATGATATTTATCATAGAAGGTATATCAGATAATTGAACTCGCATACCATATTCAGTTGCTTGAGAATCTATAAAGTTTAATACCTCTTCTGCAGCAAATGGATCTTCAATAATATTATTAAAAAAAGCTAAGTCTTCTTCTGCAAGATCTGCACCACTAATTCTTTTTTGTAACCTTAATGATGCTTGTGCAGCATTACGATATTTATCACCAGCTTTAGCTGTTGATTGTTTTTCTAGTTTAGCAAGGTACAGACCAAGCAAACTTTTTTCACGTTCATTAGACAATTCGTCTTCTTTTAAAGCTTTAGCTTGCATCTTATCAATGCCACTTAAAGCTCCTGCCCAACTCCATCCCATCTATTATCTCCTTGCCATCAAGCCTTGAGGGGCTGGTTGCTCAACCTCTACTTTAGGTTCTTCCATCATAGGTTCTTCCATCATAGGTTCTTCTGGAGCAACACCCTCTGGTATTGTTTTAGGCAACTCACCAGTTTCCTTACGTAATTCATTCAGCATATCTCTAGCACGAGCACGATCTCTCTCATAGCTCATAGCTTTTTTAGCTTCTGGATTTTCAAACCCTTCGTCAAATTCTACACCAGACTCAAGAGCTAAACCTTTAATGTACTCATGTAGTACTGGTGCAATAATAAGACTGACATCTATGCTATGCATACCTTCCATCACTGCACTACGAAGTACACCTTCGACTAAGGCAGTAAGTGTTAGTCCTTTTTCAAGAAAGTATAAAGCATCTTCCATTGCATCTTGATTAGTAATATTTTCAATGTGCATATCAAGAGCTTCAATAGGATCAACTATTTCTGGTGGCCTTTCAAAAGGCATGTTCTTTGGTTCAGTAGTTAGTGACTGACCGGGAATAGGTGCTGCAAATATAATACTCATTATTGTGCTCCGATATAATAGTTAGCTCTATCTACCCTGCTACTCATCATAGGTTTACCCGGTCTTAAATATGATTTAGAAAATATACGTGCTGCTTCTTCTGCTGTTTCAGCCTCTTGTATTTCTTCTATAAACCTTCCCTCAGAAGTAGTTTGAACTTCATGTATAAAGAAACCAAAAGAGGCTTCATATGAATCAGGATCTAAATTATTTTCTTTTGACCAAGCTTCAAATTGTTTTCTTCTTGGACCTGTCCACATAGCAAAGCCTCGACCACCCTTAGATCCGGGAACTGTAGGTTTTATTTCTTGTAAGAATTTAAAGTCCATAGTTTCGTGTGCAAAATTACCCACAATGCCAGCAGCTTGTGCATCTGTTAAACCTAAAGCTTCTGATATATCTCCCATTAATCTTTTACCAATATCTTGTTTACCTGTAGGAGTCATAAGACCATTAGACTCTTCTTCTACTTCAGAAGTTTCTTCTGATGATCCCTCTTCTTTTTTAATTTTATTTATCATTTCTTGTCTAGATTGTTCAGCATTATCTGAATAGCTTTTATATTTTTCCATTCTTTTAATTAACTCTGGTGCAGGGTTTAACCCCAATGAAGGATCTTCAACCTCTAAATCTCTTGAGGCAGAAACAGTTTTAAGTCTAGATGCTAGTCCACCCTCACTAATTTTATTTTTAGATATAGACCTTAAAGTATTTGGATCTTCCAAAACTTTAGTCATATCATTATAAGATTTAGTGTACATTGATAACATTGTTTATTTCCTTATTTAAAAAGATCTTTAAAGTCACCGAATAAAAACCTCATAAAAAATTCTGACTCTGCACTATCTTCTGCATAACCAATTTTTTCTTTTAGTGCAGTAAGGGTTTGCTCACCTAATAAGATTTGCATTGCACGATCTTTACCAGATTCTACTGATGTAATATTGTAACTCATTAGATCACGTTCACGTTGCCATATAGAATCAATGTTCTTTGATGTCATACCGTTGATAGCCGCAGCAAAAGCCATGTTGCTATCATTAGCAGCAGCAGTGTTTAGTGTAGCAAGGTTTTGTCTCCACTGAGCATTAGCTTGTGATACGACTAAACCATTAGTAGCATTAAACGTATCTCGTTGCTGTTGTAAGTTAGCATTAAATTCATTAATAGCATTAACAGAGTTTACATTAAACTGATTTACTGCATTAGTTTGTGCTGCATTAAACTGTGAAGTCTGACTAGACAATGAAGCAAAGAATTGTTTAGTTTGATTTTCACTTGAAGCATTAAACTGTAGTGCAGCATTTTCAGCAGCTTGATCAGTGAACAAAGCTTGGATGTTTTGTTGTGACCTAAAGAGTGCAGTCTGTTGTGCTCTATCAAGGTTAGACATGTCCATTGCCATAAAGTTCTGAGCATTTTGTACTGCAGCTTGTTGACGGTTATTAAGATTAGCCATGTCCATGTTAGCAATAGCTGCAGCTTCTGCCATTACACCAGCTTGACGATTAGACAGGTTAGCTAGGTTCATAGTGTTAACAGCACGAGAGTTTTCTAATGCTACCTGTTGCTCTGCAGTAAAGTTCATGTTAGCTATATCAGCAATACGAGAAGAGTTTTGTACTCTGGCTTGGAATGCTTGGTCAAACTCTTGACCCATAAACTGTGCACGTTGCTGTGCCGCAAGCATAGCACGTTGTTGACGGTTTGACAAGTTCTGAGCTTCAAAAGATGCAATTGTTTGT